GGAAACGGTCAAATCCAAATAGCGCAAGCAGTACCTGAAACTTATAGATATGTTGCAGGATACGTTACTAAAAAAATGTACGAAATAGACGGGAAAAAAGCCAATGTATACTACGATTTGGGACAAACAAAACCATTTGCAAAAATGAGCCTAAAACCGGGAATTGGAGATGCATGGTATCAAAAACACAAAGAAGAGATATGGAAAGCAGGTTACATTCAATGCACAAGCGGAAAACACGCAAGAATTCCGCGATACTACGAAAAAAAAATGGAAGCGGAAGACCCTAAAAGGCTATGGGAAATCAAAAGAGAGCGACAAGCTAAAATCATAGAATCGAACAAATACGCGTATGAAGGTAGAGATTACGCCACAGACCTACAGACAAAAGAAAGAGTGACCAGAAAGAAAATGCACCGTGCTGGAAAGCTGTGAGCATTTTCTTTCTGTGGTGTCACCTAGCCAAGTACCTATCAAGTAAGGTACTTGGCTCTATTTGTTTCTGTTAGGGGTGACGTTCCGCCGTCACCCCTAACACCCCTTTCACACCCTCGCTACGCATCGGGGTTCGCTAACGCTCAAAGGTATGCGCACGCATACGCGCGCGTAAACGCGCACGCACGCACGCGCATATATTTATTAACTTGTTGTAGTCGTAGTAGTAGAGATAGTTAAAAAGTTGAAAACCATTAAAAAATAACGCAATAACGTTTCTTTATGAAAGAAACTACTGTTAAAAGAAATGTTGAAAACTTGTTGAATTGTTGAAACACTCTATTGTGCTAAAATTTAACAATGTGGAAAAGTTGAAAACTATGTGGAAAATGTTGAAAGAACGGCCAATAAAACAGAGTGAGCGATGGCGGCAACGTCTGACGGAGCGCGCCAACAGTCTGACCGGCTTTGCCGGTCTTATCAAAGGGAGCCGCTGAAGCGGGGAGTTTAACGGCGCTCCTATTCTAGGAAAAGTTTTCTAAAAAATTTTAAAAAAGGCTTGACAAAAACCTAAAAATATGATAGAATATAATCACAGAAAGGAAGGTACTCAAAATGACGCACAGTTATGAAGTTAGAAGATTCAACGATGATGGGAGCATGACAACGGTCCTTAAAATCGCAACGGAGCCAAAATACGCAAAACAAAGGGCAAAAGATTATGCAAACAGGCACCCGGGTCTGTACTCACTGTACAAAGTTGAAGAAGTAGCACTTTACTTCACCGAAAAGGAGGAAAACCATGAAACACGTTAACTTCATCAACAGAGATTGGGGAAAGGTGAGTGAACACTTTGAGGCGAAAGAATTTGCGTGTAAAGACGGAAGTTTTGAATTGCTCCTATGCACAGAGCTACTTGAAGCACTGGAGAAAATTAGAAATCATTTCAATGCACCTTGTACGATTAACAGCGGCTACAGAACACCAAGCCACAACACAAAAGTAAACGGCGCGGGAAACTCATACCACTGCAAAGGCATGGCCGCCGACATCGTAGTAAAAGGACACAGTTCAAAAGAAGTCGCAGAATATGCAGATAGCATACTTGACAAAGGCGGAATCATCCGGTATACTAATTTCGTACACATTGACGTGCGCGAAAACAAATACAGAAAAGGGGTGACATAATGGCACTTATCAGTATTAAGGACGTCAAGCAGGCCGTTAAGCTCATGATGGACATTCTTGAGAAGCTCGACGAGATTTACCACGCACTGAAAGACGCTACGAACGAGAAGGAGTAACAAAAATGGCCTTACACAAAAGTTGGAACGTCAGGGACCAGACCGAAAATGAACTGAGAAGCATTCTCGAAAAGAAGTACAAAGAGATTGACGCGCAATATAAGCTCTTGCGCAAGATAGCGGATATTGAAACCGCAAAGAAGATGCTGGACGAAATCTGGCACTTGAAGAGCTTTATAAATACAATCGAACTTGAACTTATCAGAAGGGAATTTTACAATGGCACATCGGAGTAAGACAAACCACAACAAGGACGCCAAGATTTACAACAAAACGGCAAACAAAACCAAACGAATCAACGTACAGTCAAAGCCTATGAGAGGAGGAACGCGGCTGTGAAACACATGTACTTTACCATCCGGGACAAGGTTGCAAAGAAATTTGTTCATGTGTGCGAAAGCGATAACGCGGAAACAATGGCACGCATGTGCAGGGCACTCGAACGGGATGAAAAGACCTTCATCGGTCAGAACCCGAACGACTTTGTGGCCTATATGTGCGGCAAATTCGATGACGAAACCGGTACATTTGAGCCTGTAGAACTGGAAAAGGTGTGGGAGGGCAAGCCGAATGAGTAAAGTTTACTCACGGTTTAACCTGCCAAAAGCAAAGCCGACCGAATCCGGCGACCGTATGCGCGACACCTACAAATGGGCCGAAAACGAAACAGGCGAAAAATACCTAATGCATGATGCAGACATCGACCGGCAGGCAGAAATTGAATCATATGCCGATGAATGCGACATTAAGAATATTGTCGCACGAGCATCTTTTGACCCGGTATTTGCGCAGAGCCTTGCACAGGGAAGCACCGGACAATATGCAGACATCACGGACTACCCGGAAACCATCCACGAACTGAAACGCAGGGCAGACGCGGCAGGCAAAACCGTGGAAGAAATCAACGAACAACTGAAACAGAAGCAGGCAGAAAAGCCGAAAGAAACGGAAAAGGAGGTAGAGAACGAAAGTGAACAGGAATAATGAAAGTCATTTCAACCAGATTCCACAAACCTTCATCAGCAGAAGCAGATTCAAACGCGACCAAAATGTGAAATTTACATTTGACGCGGGCAAACTGATTCCATTTTATGTTGATGAAGTGCTACCAGGCGATACTTTCAGCGTGGACACAATCGGCCTAGTGCGTATGACCACACCAATCTTTCCGGTAATGGACAACGCATATTTAGATGTATATTACTTCTTTGTACCAAACCGAATTGTGTGGGAGCACTGGAAAGAATTTTGCGGTGAGAACACAACCGGAGCGTGGGAACAAAAAGAAGCATACAGCGTACCACAAATCAATATTGGAGTCGGAACCATCGACAAAGACCACAAAACAGCAACAAAAGAAAAAGCAACACCGGCTGAAAACTCCATTTTGGACTACATGGGAATTCCGACAAAAATCAACACAGGAGAAGTAAACAACAAACTAAGTATAAACGCACTACCCGTGCGTGGATATGTAAAAATTTGGAATGAATGGTTTAGAGACCAAAATCTAGACGACCCAGTTCCAGAATATACAGGAGACAACGCAGTAGACAACAACGCACATACTGGAACGGGATGGACACAAACAAAATTAAACGAATTAGCAGTAATTGGCGATGAGTGTCTACCGGTGAACAAATTCCACGACTACTTTACGAGCGCACTGCCGGAACCTCAGAAAGGACCAGCGGTAACAATCAACCTGAGCGGTGACGCACCGGTCATCATGGGCAATTTGGTGAACGGCAAAATAGAACCATATGAAGAAAACTTAAACGTATGGTTTAACTCGCCAAAAAATACGGCGGCGGGCAGAGCATTCAATCGCTATTGGGAAGGCAAAATAGAAGCGGTTGAGCTGTCAGGCGTGGAAACCAGCGGCCAAACACCAAGCTCAACAGGAGACGGCATCATAAGCGGAAACTTGTACACGAACCTACACGGCGTAGAAGCAACAACTATCAACGAGTTGCGGCAGGCATTCGCGGTACAGCACTATTATGAAGCGCTGGCACGCGGTGGCAGTCGATACCGTGAAATCGTCCGTAGTCTTTTTGGAACGCTAATCAGTGACAAGACCGTACAAATCCCGGAATATCTGGGCGGCGGTCGATACATGATCAACGTCTCGCAGGTCATCCAAACGAGTGAAAGCGGCACAACGCCGCAGGGCAACGCGGGCGCAGTAAGCGTAACACCATTCAGCGAAAACAGCTTTACAAAGTCCTTTGAGGAACACGGCTTTGTAATTGGTGTATGCTGTGTACGCCACGACCGCACCTATCAGCAGGGGCTTGAGCGTTTCTGGAGCAGACGAGACACCTTAGATTATTATTACCCGCAGTTCGCAAACGTAGGAGAACAAGCAATCAAAACCAAAGAAATCTACTGTGACAGCGGTAACGCAAAAACCGCTAATGAAGAGGTGTTCGGCTATCAAGAGGCATGGAGCGAATACAGAATGAAGCCGAACCGCGTGAGCGGACTTTTCCGGAGCAACGCGGTGGGTACTCTGGATAGTTGGCACTATGCCGACAACTACAGCAAACGACCATACCTCAGCGATGAATGGATGAAGGAAGGCAAAGCCGAAATTCAACGCACGCTGGCAGTGCAGGACGAACCACAGTTTATTGCAGACTTCCTAATTAAAAACGAAACTACACGGCCTATGCCGCTTTACAGCGTGCCGGGGCTGGAGAAACTGTAAAGAAAGGAGGATGCCCGGGAAACCGGGCTATATTTATAATGGCACTAGCAGAAATCATGAGTGCATTAGGGACAGTCGGAAAAATCGCAGGTGGACTTGCAAGCGTTGCAAACTCAGGAGCGAGCATCTATAATGCCTTTAAGGGAATAAGCGGAAACAGCCAGAGTTGGAACAGCGGAGCAACACACAGTGAGGGAGCATCCGGAAGCGAGGGACAAAGCGGCGTAGACTACGACGCGGCAAGCCAGATGAACGAAAAACTATGGGAACAGGCAATGCAAGGCCAGAGCGCACAAGCAAACCAAAATTACAAGAATAGCATTTACGCGATGGGTCTTAATACGCTGGGCGCAATCCAACAGGGAATCTTTAACCAAATCAGCACAAACGCAAGTATGGCATACAACAGCGCAGAAGCAGCGAAAAATAGGGCATGGCAAGAACGAATGTCAAATACGGCATATCAGAGAACTGTGAAAGACATGCGTGCGGCAGGAATCAACCCTATTCTAGCATACACACAGGGTGGAGCAAGTACGCCAAGTGGAGCACAGGGCACCGCATCGGCGGCAAACATCACAGCGCCAAGCGTAGGAACGCAGTCCAGCGGAATGCCTACACCGCAACAGCCTTTGCCGGGCTACAGCAAAACATACAGCTGGAGCAAAACAACGTCTGACGGCTGGAACAGCGGTGGAATGACGTCAACGTATGGGACGGAATATCCGGATTTTAAAAGCTGGCTTGGCAAAGACGACACCAGCGGCAAAAAACAGAGCCAGAAAGCAGACACGGCCAAAATTCAAAACAAGAAAGGCTACAGCGACAGTTACAATCCAGCAAACACCGGCGGCAAAAACTATGCGCCGGGCAAAAATCCATACACAGGAGGATAAAAATGGGGTGCAGTAAACCGCTGATACGGTTTTACAACCCAGATGACAGAGAAATAAGCGGGCAGGTGTATACACTTGCCCGCTTTAATGAACTGGGAAAAAAACCGGATGGAAGCAACTATAAATATGAAGATTTGATGTATAACCGGAGAGTAATGTTAATTCCATGTGGAAAGTGCATCGGATGCAGGATCATGCAACGAGAGGACTGGACAACGCGTATTGAAATGGAAGCAAGGATGTACCCAAAAAATGAAGTGTGGTTTATTACACTAACTTACGATGATGAACACGTTCCAGGCATGATAACAGCAACAGGCGAAATATTAAGAAAAGTGCAATACACATGGAAACCCGGAGAAGAAAAACCTAGAAGCGTACAAACATTATACTATCCAGACATACAGTTATTCTTGAAGAAACTCAGAAAGAAATACAACATACGCTATTTCTGTGCTGGAGAGTACGGAGAAAAGACAGCAAGACCGCACTATCATATGATATTATACGGATGGAAGCCAACAGACCTAAAAAGCATCTATAAAAAAAGATGCAACGGATATTTCACATCACAAGAAATGGAAAAAATGTGGGGAAACGGTCAAATCCAAATAGCGCAAGCAGTACCTGAAACTTATAGATATGTTG